GTACCAGAAGATGGCGCACTGAAGCCTGTGATGCCTCCCGCTGTCGAGTTTCATCTGTCAAAAGGGCAGAACGCCATCTATATACACAAGGGGAATAATTATATAAACTACATCATTTCTGAAAAAGTGGAAGGGAAAATCTGCCTGTCCTTATATGGCGGCGACATTTTTCTCACACTCCAAGCCGATGAGACGCTCACAGATATTTGTGCCGTCGGCAATATCCTTGTCGTGTCTACATCGCTCAATCTCTACTATATCTATTTCAAGGACTCTCAGTACAAGCTTCTTGGCAACGAACTCCCCAAGCCCGAGATGTCTTTCGCACTATCAGCACAACTTGTCTCAAAAGTTCACAATACGCCTCTATCGTTCTCCGACTTTCAGTCGGCTGACAACACATGGAAGCAATTTGCCGTAGCATCGTTCGACACCGACATGAATGGTTCGGGGTCTACGCCGCCCATCACGTCCACCATTGCCAAGGACATTAAGATAAATTTTGCCAAGGACCTTGAAGCCGCCACCGAATACAAACTACAAGCATCTGGTTCAGGCTTTACTGACATATATCTCTATGCCGCCGTAAGCGGCTCTTCGCAGTATGAACAGATTGCGCACTTTTTCAATGGGGGAACAACCAAAATTAAACCCACTAAGACATACACCTCATTCAAGGCCAATGTCGTTTCTGGCCATGGAGGTGTGCCCTCATGGCATGCCAGTGGAGACATAAAAGTGTTCAACGGATTCGACAGTGCCGTTACAGGTCGTGTCATCGAGTATAACGAGGCCAACTACAATGCTGTTGCCGCTTCCATCAACAAGTTCGTCGCTGACGAGGCTACAAACAAAAGCCTGTTCATCTACCCGTTCTTCGTGCGCTATGCGCTCCGGCTCTACGATGGGTCTTATGCGCGCATATCCGAGCCTGTCTTGCTTGTCCCAAATTCCGGCTATGCACCCATGGTAAGCTTCAAACAGGATACCAACAACCTCACGCTCTATTCTTTCGTGGCATCACTGCAGTACGCCTTTACCAACTCTATTGACAATAAATGGAAGGACATTATTGCAGGGGTGGATGTATTTGCCTCACAACAGGCATATCCTTATAATCAAGGCGAAAACTTTGATGCCAGCAAAAATCTTTTCAAGTATGCCTTCATCAATTCCGAGAGTGGCGAAGACCAGATTACAGGCACTGACTTCGGATATTGCGATTTACCAAACATATCCAGCCATGCACAGTATGGCTATTCCAAACACGACCTTGCAAACATTGCAAAAACAATCCTCGGATTTGGCGATACTGAAAAGCGAACTGACTGGCGCATCATCAAACTCGCACCAGTTGACAATCAGACGGAGAAACTACAGCAAATGAGCAATTTCTATCTCATTTACTCCTTTGCCCTCGATGAAATCGTGGCAAACAATGTTGATCCCGATGATCCCTATGACATTGAGTATAAGAACATCAGCCTAAAGGACGGAACACTTTCCTCACTTGTCACAAGACAAACACTCACCGATGATAGCTTTTCTAACTGCAGGTTTCTTGATGCCCATCTTACTGTCTACAACCAGCGACTGCACCTTTTTGATTTCCATTTTCAACACCCGGTTCCCAAAACACCTGCTCAGCTTTCCGGTCATATCTACCGGTACAGTTCCTATGGCAGGCTGTATAGTGTCAAAGTGTTCATCCGTACAACTAACGGCGAAAGGGTTGTGGAGCAGCTGAGCACAGATTCGAATGAATATTCCGCCTCTGTACCATGGTTTTTCTATCCACATAGCAAAGCATACAAGGCTGTGCTTGTCTACAAGAGCGATGACGGTAAGTATTATTCGGCTACGCTAAAACTCACACCGCACGAGTTCCTCTATGGAGCCTATTGGTTGGCCGACGCGCTTGATGGAACTTTAGTAATGTCTTCCAAGTCCGATAACGACTGGGATACCACTCCAGTTAACGATGTCTCATACTATGCCAACTCAGTATTGCAAAGTACAGTGTCATGTCCTTTTGCTTTTTCTGAGAGTCTACTTGTGACGCTTGGCGTGCAGCATATTAAGGCTATGGCTTCCGCTGCAAAGGCTCTCTCTCAAGGACAGTTCGGCCAATTTCCTCTCTACGCTTTTACCTCTGAAGGCGTTTGGGCGTTGGAAGTGTCAAGCACAGGTTCTTATTCTGCACGTCAGCCCATCACGCGCGACGTGTGCATCAATCCCGACGGTATCACGCAGCTCGACACAGCTGTTCTCTTCACCACCGACCGTGGCATCATGCTCATCAGCGGCTCGCAGGCACAGTGCATATCCGAAGCCATCAACTCCGAATATCCGTTCGATGCGCTCCGGCTTCCCGGGTTCGACAAGCTGCACACCATGCTCGGACATGAACCTGCAACAGACAAGTGTCTGCCCACGCTGCCGTTCACCAAGTTCTTGAAGCAGTGCCGTATGCTATACGACTACGTTCACCAGCGCGTCATTGTGTATGCGCCAAACATCACATACGCTTATGTCTATTCGCTAAAGACAAATCAGTGGGGCATGATGTTCTCTCGTCTCACATCGCACCTCAACTCTTATCCTGATGCGCTGGCAGTCAACGAAGATAACGCCGTGATCAACTTCTCGGCACCAATCAAGGATAACGTCAAGTGTCTCTACGTTACACGGCCACTCAAACTCGAAGCGGCTAACGTATTGAAGACTTTCGCCAGTGTCATACAGCGTGGCTTTTTCCGCAAAGGTAACGTCTCAACAGTTCTCTACGGCTCGCGCAACTTGCAGAGCTGGCACCTTGTATGGTCAAGTAAAGACCATTATCTACAGGGCTTCCGTGGCTCTCCTTACAAGTATTTCCGAATTGCCGGTGTAGCAACACTCTCACCAAATGAAAACATCTACGGCGCGTCAGTCGAGTTCACACCTCGACAAACCAACAGGCCGAGATAAAGAAGATATTATTAGGTTTAGTTATTTATTAAGGTTAGATTGTTTTAGGTAACGAAAGATAGTGCAAACCGAACGCAATGAAGCTCGCTTCAATTGCTGAGGTGCAGCCTATCTTATTCAAAAGAGCCGGGATGCGTGATGCACCTCGGCTCTTGTCTTTATTATCCTAACCAATGTTGCCTGATACGCTTTCTTTCCATTCTCGAATGAATGGACGTGCGTATTTCCTGTTCTACCTCAGCAGCCTTGGCAAGCCACATCTCCGACTTCGACGGATTGGTTATGCTTAGCCAGTCGGACACACCACGACACACAAGGTATTCATGTATCAGCCTTTCAACATAGGTCAGCGTGGTTTGCGAAATCGTGTTGGGTACACTCATGTATACATGGTATTGCGCCCTCTCCTTTAGCTTGTCGTCAAACACAGTCTTGACGATTTCCTTCTTTGACCAAGGGTAAAGCATTTCCCGACACATGGAGACACCCAAATCCAGCACTCTTGTCACCCGGTCCACATTGCCCTCCTCGCCAACGTCTGCCACCATGTGCTTCGCGTGCTCGGTTTCCGGAGCCATCACATGGCTCTCCACATAGGCATTGTTCTTGATGTCATAAAGCAGCTGTTCCCGCTCAAAGGTAAGCGTCACCTTCAGCTTCCCTCCATCATTCTCTATGCAGCAGCTCATAAGTCATCATCAATTACTCCCTGTCGTGCCACCGGTCGTACTATCGGACGTACTATCGGACGTACTATCGTTTGGACGCTGCGGGCGGCTGCGCTTGCTCACCGCCTGCTGTATGCTCACGAGGCTCTTCTGTGACAGTGCCACATACTGTTCAGCATCTGACTTGTTCGTCACCATGTACCACTCGGCTATGGCAGAGTTCTTCAGGTAGTCGTGGATAGCCTCGCCCACACCAGTAGTTGCAGCCTTGTTGAAGTTGCTCGGCATTGTAAGGCTAAGCGTCAGGTCTGTACTACCGTCATAGTGACTATTGTCTGTCGTCGTGCCGTCCTCGTTGAGGTAGTCCGACAATTCTATCTTCACCTCGGCAAAACCTTTCTTGATAGAGCGAAGTATCTTCTCGCGGTTTTCTTCATCCTCAGAGGCAAACATGCTCGCCACCTCCTTGTGGTTTTCCTTGTCCTGGATTGTGCGGCCACGCAAGAAGGTCTCGTTCATGATGTCGAAAAGAAGCCACGAAATTTTGATGGTTACCGTCACGTTAATTTTGGCACCTAATGTTTTTTGTTCTCCCATTTCAATAAAATATTAATTGTTAGTCACTCGGACGGGGCGGTCTCTTGCGGCTGTAAAGCAGACGTTCCGCACCGTCCATCATTTCCCCGGCTTGGTTGAAGTAGTCAGCGGCTTCGCCCTTGTTGGCCAGCTTGAACCACTGGGCGATGATTGAGACAATGAAAAAATTGCGAAGGGCCGACTGCACATTGTCCTTCAGTCCCTTGTCAAACGACTTGCTCACCTCCAGCACAGCTTCGTAGCCTGTCCGCGTCACTATCGGCTGAACCACGCTGCTCTGTGCCTCCACATCTTTAGGCTGCAGTATTGGTGGAATAGGAGGTGTCGTTACAAGTATCTGCTTCGTCGCTCCGCTCACGAGCATCTCTTTCAGCCTCTCATTAGTGGCAAGCACCGACTCCTCCCAAAACCTGCCGAGGTCTGAAAGGTCACTGTCCGTGGCGAGAATGCGGTCTCGTGCTCCCTCGTCGCCGTCTATCAGCTTCGCGCCTGTGTAGTCGGTAGCCTTGGCCACCTCTTCATACACATCGTCCTTGAATATCTGTACGGTGATTGTCTCCATGTCAGAATGATATTAGTGAATACGTTAGCCCGATGCCTATATATGGCTGCATACCTTGTTTGCCGAAACCGTAACCTGCCGTCACACCGACATGCCATTTCTTGGGAGGCTGCTTAATCTTGCGCGTAACATACTCATGCTTCGGATATACATAGATGCTGTCAAGCTGAACGTCATATCCGCTCACCCATGCCGTATAGTCACTGCTTTTATACATCTTCTGAATGATGGGGATAGTTACCTCAGCACTGTCACGCACATCTGCCACATTGTCTTGTATACAACTTTCTTCCTGTCGCGTGTCCGCACGGATAGATGGCTGCGTCTTGTCACTCTTGGGCAGGGGCAGGGTCACAGTCTTGTATGTCAACAACAAACTGTCCTTCGGCACCGGCTTGTAGTATGGTATGGTGTCAATCACCGTGTCACGCACCACTTCTGCAGGTTCATGGCCTTTGCCGTAGCCTCCGCAAAGCACAATGTCAACCAAAACGACAATACCAACAATACCTGCAAGCACACATGATATTGCCCACAAAAGACCGAATTTCTTCTTATCCATAATAGTCCTTGATAAAATTCACAATAGCATTCACATGTGTGGCGGTCACTTTCTCCTTGCCTTCTTCGCTCAGCAGCAGCTCCACGTCTTCCTTGTTGTCTTGAAACAGGTTCTCCGTCAGCACTGCCGGACAAGCCGTGTCCCTGCAAATGGCAAGGTTCTGGGCAATGTATGGTGCCGCTGGCACACTGCGGTTGCCTTTCAGCCCCTGCTGTATGGCTTCGTTCCACAGATACTGAGCCAACATCTTGCTCTTGCTCGATGCGTTCAGCCCCACATGGGCGGAGAAACCTCGCGCCTCATGCCACTTGCCGTCGCCTCCTGCCGCATTGTTGTGTATGCTCACCAGTAGCACGTTCTTCGTGCCAACCTGCTTGCAGATGTCGTTCACGCGCTTGCAGCGTTCCGAGAGCGGCACGTCGGTCTCTTCTTCCACAATGCGCTGTGCTTCGTAGCCCTTGCACCGCAAACATTTCTCCACGCGCCTTGCTATCTCTCTAGCATAGGCGTATTCTCTCAGCCGCTTGTCGGGGCTGCACTTGCCGGGCGTGTTCTCACCGTGCCCGTTGTCAATCAGTACTTTTACCATCTTCTTCGTCTTTTAGCCTGTCAAGGTTCACATCAAAGTGCCTTGCCGTCTTGTCTACCATTATCTGTTGCAGCAGCTTCCAAAAGCGGTGTTCTGCCTCGGGGCGGCAGCTGCTCTCGTTCTCCAGTATCGACCATGCTTGCTCAAAGCATATCACACCTGTCAGCACATACGACAGCGGCACCTGCATGTGCACGAACACCCAGTGCTCGGCCAAGTATGCCAGTATGATGAGCCAAAACCTTTTGGGTATGGTCTGCTTCACCACCTTGCCAAAGGCAAAACTTGTAAACTTGGCTTTCTCCCTGCTCGTCTTGTCAGGATATGACTCATGCACACGCTTGTCAAGCTTGAAAGCGGTCCATGCATCATATAGTATAAAGATGACGGCCACAACTATCAAGGGGAATGTTGGCCTGAACTCTGCCACCAGCCAACCTACCATGCCGCCCACGGCCATGGCGGCGAATTTCCAAAGTTTGAACACTACTGCCATACCGCTATTCTATTTAGTCGTCCTACACCTGCCCCGGCATGGGCTGCGCTACAGGTGCTGTCCGCACCAAAGCCTATTACCATGCCGCCGGCAATATGCTTGCTCCTGTTGCTATCTCTGAGCCTCTTGATTATCTTCTTCATTGTCGTCAATTTTAGTTCACGGCAAATTTAGCCACTTGGCTATATCCGGGTCTTTTAACTGTTGTGCCACAAAAAAAGAGAGAAGCAGATTTTCTCTGCTTCTCTCTCGTTAGCCCTTTGTATGTTCTCTATTCTGTGTCAAATATGCCAGGGAACAACAGTCCTTTCCCTGACTTCAAATTTGCTTTTTTACCTGTCAGTCTGACAGGGAACGCAAACACTAATGGGGGCGACGCGTCCCGCGTCGGTTTTTTCAGCAGCCCCGTCCCGCGCGATAGAGAAAGGAGGAAAATACGGACGCTACTTAATAATAGCTGCATATTTTTCCCGCGTCTCCCGCGACGCCTCCATTAGAGGTTACGTTTGTACTTTTGGCCTTTCAAGCCGTACCCGGCTAAATCCGGACTTGAGTTAAACTTAGCCAAAGACGTTTCCATAAAAGACAACGCACTCATGGCTTGCCACAAGAATATCAGCCGACCGCAGCTGTTCGCATTCGAGTTGTTGCCAGACCGCAGAACACAGCGGCGCGTGGTATTTCCTCCCTTTTGTTCCTTGTTATACTATCGGACGTACAATGTCCACTTTCAAACCAAGAGCTTCAATGATGCGGAAAAACATTCCCACACCAGGCTCTATCACGCCTTTCTCTATGCGAGATATGTAGGTCTTGTCAGTCCCCACTTTCTTCGCGAGGTCTGATTGAGTCATGTGTTCCTGCTTTCGGGCATCATAGATAATCTGTCCTACGCAATAGTTGGTAGCTTCCTTTCTGAACGCCTCTCGTTCCGCAGTTCCTACTGCTCCATACTTGGCATCAAGAATAGCATCGAAACTGGTAATGTCATTTCTTTCCTGCATAATATTCCTTCTTAAGTTCAAGCGCCTTTGCAATCTCCTTAGAGGGTGTCTTCTGGCTTTTCTTCTGAAAGCCGTTGAATAGCATCACGATGTTTCCCTCGTCGAAGATAAAGAACGCTCGGTATATATTACCATTGTGGGAGGCTCTTATTTCATAGATACCGTCCTTTATGTATTTTACAAATTTCTCGCTCACTCTGTCCTGCATCTTCAGCACGTCAAGCACATAGTCTATTTTCTTCTGTGCTCCTGCTTCCAAGGCGCGGTAGAACTTGAGAAAGTAATCTTTGTAAACCAATATTTTCCTTTCTGATTTCATAGTGCAAAGGTAGTGCAAATCGAGTGCAAAACATCAAGCTTGCTTGAATGTCTTGCCGAGATGCAGCCTACCTTAGGCAAAGGTAATATAAAAAGTTGACATATCATACAACTTTCTCTTATTTTGCAGAACCGCAAAAAAATCTCGCTGACGCGAAAGAAACGGAGAGGGAGAACACTTCTGTCCTTATGTCCTTATGTCTTCCGCATTAGCGGATAGCTACAAACTAAATTCACCATAGCCGTCACTGCAAACTAAGTCAATGCGTCACCCAATCAAATGACATATCTCATTGTTTTTCGACATGCGTCATTCACAATGGCACAAAAAGTGAGGAAGTCAGGAGCAAGAAAAAACGGAACGTACTACCAGGGAGTACTCCCCCACCCCAATATATTTCCGACCGGATTACACCGGTATTCATAAAATGCAAGAACGGAGTCCGGACACTATCCGAACCCCGTTCTACTCGTTTTAACACCTACTTATAACCCCAACTTCTGTTTTATTTGATTAAGAAGACGCTTTTCAGCAATGGTCATGATGCAAGGGGTATCATCTAAAGCTTCGGATATATATTCACCAACATCACCCTCGCGAACCGCATAGTATTTATCGTTGGTGTCGCATAAGTACTTGCCGACAAGAGTGTCAGCAGTACCATGCAACCAATAATCAAGACGATATCGCACAAACTTGGTTGCTTCGATGGGAAAGCCAAACCAAACACATTGTTTGTTTGGATTGTTTTCATCGTACCCAGCCGAAATATACACGCCAAAAGAAGCACCTGGGGTATAATCACGTTCTTCAGCATTCCGATAAATATCAGCAACAATTTTGGTGGTACCAACAGCTCCTGGAACACTAATTACATTACTCTTGCCAACATAACCTTCCACGTCATTTGCCCGTTGTCGAGCATTGAAATCAGCAAACACGCCCTGTAGCTGAGTCTTGTCTTCAGAACTCATGAAGCCATTTCTACTCTTCGTAGCCAAAGGCTTACACTGTTCCAAGTCATATATACGCTTAGCCTGTTCCGTAATACTGTTGCCAAAGGAATCCATCGAAGCCGCAATCACATCAAGCTGCGCTTTATCAGCAGCAGACATCAACCCGTCTTTTTCACTTGTTGCAGCATCATGCAAATCACTATATGAAGGAATAACACATTCTCGCGACACTATATATTTTGTAGACGTACCTATATCCAACCCTCCACTACCTTTCTGAGGGGTATACACTTCCCCATTATTCAGACGGAACGCTACAGGAGTTCCATACACGTAAAACTCTGCCTCGGTTTGCCCTATAACTTGCTGACAACTATATCGCTCTATGTAGGTCGCACTTTTACGCAACCCGAACCATATCATATACTTCTTGCTGTCTACATCAGACTTAATGCCTTGCGTGCAAAATACTTCAAAAGGACTCCCTTTTGTGTACTCCGTTGGAGTCGAACTGTCATATAGAGTCTTATCAACAACGCCACCTAATGTACGATTATTTGTATCGAAGATATTATTAGGACCAAATAGTTTTGTGCCTCCGGTGGCTTTGTACAAGGCTTTTGCAGCGCGTGCACCCTCGGCAGAAATATCACTTAATCCATCTAATTTACTCTTGTCAGCAGCTGTCATCACACCTGCCTTGGCCGAAGTGGCTTGTGATATGCTTAGCTCTCTCGTGCCGCCTGTGGTAAAAATCGGGGTTACAATCTTTACCTCTGTGGCCGTTGAATTTTGCTCACGCAGTTCAAATGCGTCAAGCCTGCGATACACGTCCCACTTGAGCAGCCCTGTGCCCCCCGTCCACGCGTTGGGCAGCATCACCTGGCAGTAGTCGGTCTCGGCCGTGTCATTGGCGGCGCCCCAATGCTTGATGCGCAGAAACTGGTTGTAGTCGCCGTGCTGGTATATCCACATTTTGCTGCCCAATACCGTACGAGTGTTATCGCTACCACCTTGCGAGTAAATGTATTTTTTCCCATCGCCTGCAGCACCACCTTGCAGCGTTGGCACCATTCTCTTAAACTGTTCATCAAGTGGGCAATACCATTTGCTTGCCTGCAACTTTTCAAAATAGCTTGGGTCGCTCTCACCTGCATTTGAAAAGAACTTAAAACCAAGGTTCTTGCGATAGAACTTGGGGTAATCGTATGTGTGAGAATGTGTAGTTGCGTCTAGTGAACCATCGTCCTTGAGCTTTAAGTGCGTTAACAAGTTCAACACAAGACAATGTTTCATGGTGTCACTATGCGTAAACAGCAAGCCCACACGATTGCCTTCATCGTCCATCACAACGTAAATGGGTTTAGCATTTTTGCACTTTACCATGTCTACTACAACACCGACTTTGCCATCTTCTTTCATAAAATAGGTGTCGAGTTGCGAAACATTGATACTTGCCGATATGCTGTCGCCAATAGAAGCCCATGTACCCCATTTGCCCTCCTGATAGTAACGCACGAGGGTGGTGTAGTGGCCGGGGGCGTTGATGGTGGCAAGTGCTGTGCCTTCGGCGTTGGTGGTGAGGGAGCCGGTGATGGTCTGCATGAGCACCTTGTCGCCCACGTTGAGCACGGCCAGGGTGACGGCCAGGGGTATGCCCCAGCAGCTGAGATGGTGTGTGCCCTGTGCGGTGTCGGGGCCCATGGCGTCGAGGGCGGTGTTAAGGGCCTCGAGAGTGGTGAGGTTGTCGGGGTCGGGGTGCAGGTGTTTGCCCAGGCCGCTGAGCAGTGTCTTGTCGGAGGCCGTCATCACACCTGCCTTGGCCGAAGTTGCTTTCGTGAGCGTAAGCACTTTGTTGCCACTATCGTCAAAACGTGTGTAGTTCACTTTGACTGCGTCCAACGTACTCTGTCCTTCTGCCAAAGTATGATTATTCAATCGTGCATACACGTAAGGGTTCATTAGTCCCCATTTATCATTCGATACACAACCCATTAGCATCACTTGGCAATAGTCCTGCTGGGCAGTGTCATTATTAGCTCCCCACTTCTTGAACCGCAAAAACAAATTACCATCTGTATGCGTGTAAGTCCACATCTTGCCGCTCAATACCGTGCGAGTTTCATCTGATGCCGATGAGTACACATAGTTCTCACTTGTGCCTTGAACGCCATTTTGGGCTGTGGAACCACCAATTGCGACAAGTGTGCCATTACCCCAACGGTAGGTCTTATTCGTGCTCACGTCTATGAATACCTTGCCGCTGCGGGGCACACGGCCTTTCAGAGTGCCCTTGCCGTAAAGGTCACCGTCTATCCAGTTGTTGTAGTAGGTCACTTGCTTCACACCCCAGGCTGCATCGGTGGTCGTGGTGCAGGCTATCACAAAACATTCTGTGCTCTTGTTGTACACCGCACTGCAGTCCTTGTCTGTCGAGGAGTTTTCGAGCGAATTTGATTGCACCGTGACACCACTTACCATACCGCCAAATTCCAACACATCGTCCACATAGTCGGGCAGATACTGCGAAGGTACCTGGTTCTGTTCGTCCAAAGGTGCAAGCCCGTTGGGCTGTCCTTTAGTGTTCTTGAACGATGTGAGGTCTTTCTGCACACCGCTGATGCTGCCAGCAAGTTCGGTCTTGTTGTCGCTGACCGTCTTCTTCAGAGTGCTGATGTCGCTCTGGGCCGTACCCATTTGAGTGTTGAGTGTGTTGATACTGTTGCCTTGCGTGCCCTGAGTAGAGCCAAGACTGCGTATATCTTCCTTGTTCTTGTTTACATCAACTCTCAAGGCGTCAATATACTTCGTACTGTTAACTACCGGGTTACCCCTCAGCAGCGGATTACCTTTGCTATCAACCTGAGCCACCCACGCGCCACCGTCAGCCACATAAAGCTGTCCAAGATGATCTGACGCCACACTGCCATCTATGGTCACCAATGCCCACCACCCTTCATGCGGATTGGGGTATGCCTCGCGTAGCTGTGCCGCCGTCTTGAACAGGCCTTTGTTCGGACCTTTTATGTTCTTGGCATCGAGCCAGCCCTCAACGGTCAGGTCGTGGCCAACCTTCAACGAGCCGCGCACAGTGGCATTGCCGCCTACATTAGCGTCCCTGCCGATGGCTACATCGCCGTCTATCTGTTTCGTCGGTATTGAACTCATTATTCAAAAATGCTTTTTGCCAAGGTGTTCATTGCAGCTGCCTGCTCGCTTGCACCATAGGCGGTTAATACTAATGCTGCGGTCATGTAGACCACGGCGGTATAACAACGCTCCGAGATGTCTATGCCATCGTCTTCGTCTATCTCCGGATAAGGTATGTACGAGGCGCGCTTGACATATGCGTCTTCGCTGTTGCACGAATAGAACTCCAACGCCTTGCCCTCTGCACGGTTCACTATGGCACATACAGGCTTCTGAACATTGCCGCGGATACCCTTGTATCTGGAAGATTGAAGATCATACAATGGGTCATCAGCAGATATAGCCATATAGCAGGTACGTTCCCAGTCGCTCATGCGAAAGGCTACAAGACGCATGAAATCATCGGGTAGCAGAGTCCAACCGCTGCCGTTACGCTCCCAGTAGATGGCATTGCCAAACACGTGACCCTCTTCCAAGTAGCGAACGGGAGCGGACGACTCTACACGCCTCACGGCTTCCACTATCTTTGAGCGGATGATGTCATTCAACGACAGGGTGTCTACGTCCTCATCGCTGATGAGCTGCTCGCCGATCTTGTTCTCGTCAATGGCTATACGCACGTCTCGCTCCACAATTTCGATTTTGTACACCATGTCGTCTGCGTCGTTAGTCTTTCACAAAAGTTATCTTCACGCCGTAGGTCTCACCCGCAGCAATAATCTCGGCTCGCGTCTTGAGCGCACCTTTCACGCCAAACGTGTTAGCAAGGTAGTCCTTGGCTTCTTGGTTCGTGCAAAACTCCACCTCGGTAGGGGTTGCAGTTCCTTCGACTGCTTTGTCCTCAGCCTCTCCTGTGGCTTCTGTAGTTGCCTCTGTTGCATCGGGAGCTGTTCCTGTTACGGTCTCCATGCTCCCCGCCACATCTTCCACGACCGTATCTTCTTCCTTAGCAGGGGCTGCGCTGTCAGCGGCTTTCTCCACCTTTACGGCAGGACTGGCAGCAACCTTGGCTCGTGCAGTCTGTGCACTTGCTGTGTGGTTACGCTCAATGCGAACCTCCTCGTCAAGTTCTATGGCATTCACCACTCTGATGCGGCCGCGCTTGAAATCGCGGCTGTTCTCGATGGCGTGCTGCACAAGGAAGTCGCTGGTGGTGTAATGTGCCGGGTTCTGGCCTAACGAGGTGATGGAACCATCTGTGAACAAAACTTTGAGCGTAGCGCGTCCTATCTTGATGATGGATTGGTACTCCATCATGCCGAACACTCCGTAGGTTATTTTCTTCTTTTTCATTGACATTGAATGTTATAGTAATAAAGGCGGACGGCATTGCTACCTATCCGCCTCTATTGATTGATGAATTGGTTGTTTGAATTTCGGGGTTACTCCGTGGACATTACGTCACCTGTATACTCTGCCCATGCGGTATTCTTATACTGCCACATCTGACCGCTGACGGCTTCTGCATTGATGCCGGGGCAGTCCTGCAACAGATAGTACACACCACCCTCAACTGGTGCGGCAGGGGCTTCTGCACTGTCCCACAAGTGGATTTGTGTGGCTGTGGTGTTCTCGTTGTCGCCCTCACCGTTAATCCAGATGTGGCATGAGCCTTTGAGTGCGAGTGCGTCCCACACAAGAATTGACTCGCGTGTTGCCTCTTCGCCCTCCACACGGTCTTTCGACGAGTGTTCTGCAGAGTACTGGTAGTGCACCAGTCGGTCGGGGGCCACGATGAACGCGGAGTTGCTCCACTTCAAGCGGTCGAGGGTCGGGTCGTGCTTAAACTCGATGTCGCCGAACACAGTGTGGAAGTTGGTCACTACCCAGCCCACGGGATTGGTCTTGGTGGTAATCTGAATTTCGGGGTGCTTCGAGTAATCAATGCACTGGATATTCTCCAAGAAGTTCTTGCCTGAAAGGGCAATCACACTCTTGGGCACGTCCTCGCCCGTGAATGTCATCTTGGCCAAAGCGATGATTTCCTCCACTGTCCACTTGCCCATATGCTGGAGTTCTTTCTTCACTTGGTAGCGGACACCCTCCGTAAAGTAGATGACCTGCGCACCTACCTCGGGTGTCTGCACGGTCATCTTGCCCTTGCGTCCAGCATAGAGGGTTCGGTTGCCGCGCACCTTGAAGTTGGTGATGGCGGCTTCGGCGATGACGGCCTTGCCAAACGGAATTTTCTTCTTCTGCGCATCATAGTAGTCGGACACAATCTGGTTCATGCCACGCTTCTGCAGGTACACGGTGGTTCCCTGCGGAACAATGAGGTCGGGATCTACCTTCTTCTGCGTTTCGTAGAGGGCGTTCGAGAGTACGATGAGCGTGGAACCTGCAGGAATTTCGGGTGTGGTGCAGCTCTCGTCGGTAGTGTTGGCCTTCGGGCCGTTCACAGCTCTCACGATTGGGTTGCTTGTCGTTGGGTCTTGGCCTGTCACGAACAGCATGAGGTCTTTGCCGGGGGTCTTGGTCTTGCCGTCCTCGGCATAGCCGTCAACGCCCTTGACAAGCAACGTGCCGTAGGGACGAGGTATTTCTGCATCGCTTGCGGGAAGCGGAAGCACAAAATTTTTGCCTGCGCCTGCGGTTACCTTGGTAGTCGTGGTCACGCTGGAACGTGGCTCGTCAATCATGTAGTGCTCTACCTCGGGGGAACCCACCTTTACCTTTCGCGCTTTCAGCATGAGCTGCATAAGCGGGGTGTCGTCACTCTTGAACTTGTAGAGTTCTTGGTCGAGGTCTGTCTGCACGAGATTGCCCGGACCTACTCCGCCTGTCGCACCTGCCACACCGCTGACGGTAGTGGCAGCTCCCGGCACTTGGCTCTGCACGCCGGCTGTGCCTGGTGCAGGGGTGGTGGTTGTAGTTCCACCTACTTGTACGGTTTCTCCGTCCATGTCTTAAAATTTTAGTTTGTGAATAATGTTATTTGCTATCGGTCTGTGCGAGGTTGCCGGGGGCTATACCGCCTGTCGCGCTCGCGAGATTGCTTACTGATGCCATTGCGCCCGGCACTTGGGTTCTCAACCCTGCACTCCCGGTCGTTGGCTTTAGTCTCTTGCCCTCTGGGGGAAACTTCACTACTTCTCCTTTCATGGGCTACACGGCTTCGTTGGCGAGGTCAAAGATGCTTTGTGAACTCTTCTGCTGACTCGGTGCGCCTCCGTTCTTGCCGTTGAGCGGTGCTGTGCCGTCTCCCTTGTCGCGCTTGCGCAGTCCCTCCACAATCTTGTCGTTGCGTCCTGCCACACGTCCCTCCTCGCCAGCGTTGGCCACATCGGCATCGTGGTTGATGGCATTCACGAACAACTCCAAGGTCTCGCGTGAGAACTTGCCCATCACTCCGTCCTTGACAACGGTGAGCATGGCGTTGGCTACCTCGTCTATCTGCTCGTCCGTCATACCGCGCTCCTCTTGGAACTGGCGCAGGGTCTCAAGCGTTGCGTCCATGTTCTTCTCATACTCTTCATCGAGCTGTTTCGACTTGGCCACACGCTCCACATACTCCTTGTTGGCCTCGGCTATCTTGTCCTGCATCTCGGGGTCGTCAAGCACGTCCTTGATGTCCACTCCGAAATTCTTCACAAGACCGAGCACAGGGTCTTGGCCGTTGTGCATGTCGGCAAGAAACTGCGCACTCCTCGGGTCTGCGGCAAACATGTCGGACATGGCTTTTTCCCTGCCCCTGTAGCCGTCAAGGTCGTGCTCGTATTGGTCGTAATCATCGGAAATTTGACCGTAGATTTCCTCGTCGTCCTCGAACTTCTTGTCCGGGTATTTCTTTCTCAGCCGCTCCAGCTGCTGGTCGCGTCTGCTCTTAACTCCATTGTTTTCAGCCATTATCTTAACTTTCTTATGGTTGTGTAATATTCGTATGCAAAAATAGCCATATAAGAGGTGGACTGACTTTTAACTTTTGTGAGTCGGTTTAAGTACCTTTGTATAGAGTGTTTTGCCCTTTCCCCACGGCTCAAAAAGGCTTAGAAAGGCACAGTAAGGATTATAATCTTAAACCAGTTTTATGAAATACTTTGGCAGCATATTGGATTTTACAAGGGAGCGCAATGCCGACCTTATGAGGGTGTACCGCGACAGACTTGCCGAGGCAAGCATCATCGTCATGCCTGTTATCTTTCAGTTGGTGGCCGACTCTCCTGCTTCTCGTTTCTGGGTGAGCGAGGAGCGTGCGGCCATTGTCATTTCCGCTATGGCGGCAGGAAAGCCCATGCCGCGCATGAGGAGCAACAAGCGTGAAATGTTCGAGGAGATTTACCGCAGATACCTCATCATGCGTAAGGACTATCCCGACAAGTCGGTCTATGAGTTGGTTACGAAGATTGTCAATCAACCTGCGCCTAAGTTCTATCTCACGCCTCGCACGGTCGGAGAGTTTATTTACCGCATAAAGAATGGATGGTATGACAACCAATACGACAGATACAGAGATTGCCGCACTGCTTGCGGAGAATGACAGGCGCAATGAAATCATGTTCGCCAAGTTCGACCCTGTCACTGGTGAGGGGTCTATCGGTGAGCGTGTGCGTGTCAGCATTGCCGACTTTGCCATTCCTGTTCAGTGGTTGCCTGTGGAGATGATGGACATTCCGCTTGTCAAGAAGTTGGTCAAGGCTGGCTCTATCGACAAGTTTCTCTCGTCCGTGATGCACGTTGAGCCGAATGACGATGACTTCATCAAGGTGTCGCGCACGCTCATACGCTTGCGCTTCAAGCACGACTTTCCATTTTGGACGGCTACGCTCGTCTATATCCACAACAAGGACGCAGGAAAGGACGTGCTTTTCCGTCTGTGGTATCCGCAGCGCATCCTCGTGTCGCGCTTTGAGGCGAAACGAAAGGCTGGCGAGCCTATCCGTCTTATTCTCTTGAAAGCGCGTCAGTGGGGCGGCTCCACAACCACGCAGCTCTACATGGCGTGGTTGCAGTTCTTCCACAAGAAAGGTCTCAACTCGCTCATCATCGCCCACCAAGGCACGGCATCGGACGAAATCAAAGATATGTTCGACCTCATGATTAAGAAGCACCCGGTGGAGTTCCTGCACAGGTTGGGCGAGGTCTATTCGGAGAACGAGCCTAAACTTGTCGGTGTCGGCAAATCGGGTTCTACGCACCGTGTGCCGCAGCGTGAGTGCAAGATTAAGGTAGGTACTGCCGAGCGTCCTAACGGTTGTCGTGGCGGTGCTTACTCGTTGGTGCATCTTTCCGAGGTGGGTCTGTGGCAAAAGACGGAGGGCAAGTCGCCCGAGGACATCGTGCGCTCGGCTTGCTCTGGTATTCTCGCCAAGCCTTACACAATGATTGTTATGGAGTCCACGGCCAACGGTACTGGCAATTTCTTCCACCGTGAGTATTCTGCCGCTGCCGACCCCAAGGTGTACTCGCAGTACGAGGCTTTGTTCATCGCATGGTTTCAGATTGAGCATTACTCGCTGCCGTTCAAGTCTGCCGAAGAACTACACGCATTTGCCAAGAAACTTTACGAGAACCGCAACAATGCCTACACTCCGTCCAACCGTGAGGAGAGCGGACGCTATCTGTGGTCGCTTTGGGAAAGGGGTGCATCGTTGGAGGCTATTCATTGGTACATATACGAGCGTGCTGGTAAGAACGACTTTGCGGTCATGGCTGCGGAGTTCCCGTCTGATGATGTGGAGGCGTTTGTCCATTCGGGTACGATGGTGTTCGACAAATACCTTGTCAAGCGGTTTGAGCCTTACTGCCGCAAGCCTAAGTATATTGGCGAGGTGTATGCCGATGCCGACGAGGGCGAGGAGGCTCTTTCTAATCTCCGCTTCCGTGAGGACAGGCAGGGCTTGCTCTCCATCTGGGCTATGCCCGAGAAGTTTGACGATTACGAGGTTACCGACCGCTACCTTACCGTGGTCGATGTGGGCGGACGCTCCAACAAGGCTGACTGGTCTGTCATCGTGGTGTTTGACCGTCTGAGCATGATTGACGGCAGCGAGCCTCCGTCTGTCGTGGCGCAGTGGTACGGCCATTGCGACATTGACCGCCTTGCATGGCGTGCCGCACAGATTGCGGCTTTCTACAACGACTCTCTGTTGGTCATCGAGTCCAACACCTTGGAGACGCACGATAAGGAGCGACAGGTGGAGGGTGGCGACCAGTCGCAGTATATCCTCAATCAGATTTCGGACATCTATCCCAATCTCTACGCTCGCAAGCAGTCGGAGGACGAGATACGCGAGGGCGCACCTCGCAAGTATGGTTTCCATACGAATGTGGCCACCAAGCCGATGATTATCTCCACCTTGGTCAAGGTCATTCGCGAGCGTCTTTACATCGAGCGCGACAAGCTGTGTCTTGACGAGTACGACACCTATGAGCGCAAGCCGAATGGCGCGTATGGTGCTATTGTCGGCAAGCATGACGACTTGCTCATGACACGTGCCATCGGTCTGCACATCTGCTACCGTGAAATGGAGATGCCCGAATTTGTGCCTATCACAAACCGCACACTCCGAAAAGACAGAAGCCCCGTCTCCGAGGCTTCCATATAAAATCAGTAAAGCCCCACAACGTCCCTTTGGCTTAGTCGGCCTAAGGAGGCTTAGTGAGGCTTATTTTTTATGTCGGTTGCATCATCTGCTGTGCCTGGTTCACGGCTTGCATGTTCGCTCCCTGCTGAACCTGCTGTGCAAGTTCTGGCGACATTCCGTCCGGCACTTGCCCTTGCTCCAACTGCTCCCTCTGCGACTTGATGCTCTGCAGCAACTCGTCTGCAAATGGGAAATCTCCGTGTTCAAGCAACTGCTCCACACTGATTGCCTTGGCTTGCCACAACTGCATGAGCATGTCGTTGGTCATGGCGCGGTAGGCTGGCGTGGCGGTACTCTCCACGATGCTGAGGTCAAACTCTACGTCGCGTATCTTCTTCGGGTCGTACTCCACGATAGTAGAGTTCTTTCCGGCAATGTTGAACACACGCGGTGTGTCGTAGAACTGCTGTATGTTCTTCACGTCCTTGTACGCTCCGTCTCTGATGAATGCCGAGAACGTGTCGAGCAGGTCAAGCAGCGAGGTGGTGGCGTTCTGCGCCTGTTGGTTGTACAGGCTGGCCGACATGCCCGAATAGCCGGGCTTGCCCTGCAACGCTCCATTCACGCCCGATATGTCCTCGAAGAACTTCAGCTGCATGTTCAGCAGTTCCGATATGCCTATCTGCGTGCAGTTGTTGGCTATCTGCTGCGGCAGGGCCTGTCCTGTCTTGGGCTGGCGTATCATGATGATGCCATTGAACCTTGCCCACTCGTCGGCTACGTCTTCCATCGACATGCCCTTGGGCAGACATTCTTCCGGGAACAGCAGCACACCTTTTGCCGATGCACGCATAATCCAGTCGTACATCGTTATCAGCCGGTTGGTGTATCGCTGCTGGTCTATCACATTGCTGACAAACGAATGTATCTCACCATCAATAAACGGATAAGCCTTGAACACATACGGGTGGCTCTTGTGCTCATAAGGGGTCTCGCCTTCTTCCAGTATGTCACCAAACGGAGTGAGCATATAATAATACCAGTAACTATCCATAAACCACTCATAGCGGATAAGCGGCACGTCGCTATCGTCCATACCAAGCTCACGGGCCTCTTGTAAACGCTTGTCATTCTCGTCCGCTACAAGCGCCTGGAAATCCTCGATGTCCACCTTGAACACGTCACCATTGTTCACGTCATGGCAGCGCACCCTCGCTTTGCTCTCCTTCCTCCAAACCTCTATCACACGACATCTTGATGCGTCGTAGGGAACAAGAAAATCATAATAACCTTGCAGAGGATACCCGAAGTTGTCAAACGTGGCACTAAGGTACGACTTGTCCTTGGCAAACTTGTATATCTCGGCCAGTCGGTTGTAGTCGTTACCATCCTTGGCAAAACGTCCGCACAGTTCCTCAAACGATATGTCATGCACCTCACCCACACAACTGCAGTCCCAACCTCTGAAGTCCCTCATATTGTTGTCTATGAAAAAGTTGTTGGGCTGCACATAATCGGTCCAGCAGTCCAGCTTGTTTTCCCGCCAGCCATACCACTTGCGCTGCACCACAAAACCCGATATAAGGAACTCTTCCATACATCGAGCGTTTATTTCTGTCATGCGGTTCAGCTGCATGTTACATTGCAACACGGTACTCATCGTCTCGCCATAACGCTGCTCGTCCCTGTCTCTTGCCGTGCAGGTGGGCTCCTTGGCTTGGCTGCGGTACACACCGAGCACAGCTTGCACCATGCGACGAATGAGGTTGTTCTTCAAGGGTACATTACCTTGCTTCTTGATGAGTTCCTCCTCGCGTATTTTCCGACCATTCACACAAACGTAGTCTTCCCACTGCCGTCCGTAGGTGTAGTTCTTGTTACGTTCACGGTCTCTGCGGAACGTATCCATAGCAAGCCAATACTGCTGGGCTTGCCACAATACCTCAAATGCACGGTTACTGCCCAACGTGTGCTTGGCTGTAGCTACGCTGTCCATTCCTTCATGAGGCATGACAGCACTCGCCTTATGTAATTTTCTTCTTGCCATATTTTTATAATTTGGGACGGTGCAAAGGTAATTCCTTGCACCGTCCTTTGTCGTTTAACTATTGTTGCTTACCATTTCGAATATTGTTCACAGCGTCAACAAGTTCTTTCTTCTTCTCGTTGAGTTCGGCTTCAAGCCCCTTGCGCTCCTCATCCGAGGCTGCGGCTTTCAACTCCTCGTTAATATCGTCAATGTCTCCCGAATAATCTTCGTACGTTTCCAATATGCGATACTCGGGCGAGTTGTTCAACCACGCTATCTTTTCCGCATAATCAAACACTCCGTCTGCCGTGTCGTTCTCATAATGGTTCAACCTCGTACGCAATTTCTCGCTTTCTTCCTTTATTCTGAAATACTCATTATTAACGGCTCTGTATTCTGTACGTTCGTCACCGTTTTTCACAAGTCTGTTCAGCAAGAGGAAACTGCGAGGATCATACTCTCGATCGCCAATGACGGTTTCACCCATTTTCGTGAGCCTATCAATGGTTGACGATACACCACCAAAGATGCCGTTCAGCAAATATTCCACCTGCGCAGGGTTGATGTCAATCTTGCCACTTGTGTAGGCATCACCACCGGTGGCCTCATTCAGTGCCTTTGACAACCCAACCAAGTATTTGTTGGCGCTCTTGTACGCCTTAGTCCATTCGGGCATATCCTTGTTGAAAGGAGTGTCCTTGTAGATTGGCATACCTGTCCAACTCTCATTGCCTATCACTTCGGCAATAGGTTTTATCGCACTCGGAACGAATGCCTTGAAACCACCGCTACCTTCCATAATGTCGATTGGCAACATCTGGCTAACTTGGCTTGCCATTTGGTGTGCGAGTTCCCCTGCAGTGTAATGTTCCTTACCGTTCATCGCGCTCACCATCAACTCGCCCATGCCGTACATTGCGCGATACTCAACTGGCAACGGCATGCTTATCCACGACTTGTCCATGCCGGGTAAACGGAACACCACATTGCTCCTGCGTACATATTCGGGTAGGTTGAAGTAGTCGTTCTTGTCATCCTTGTCGTCGTCTCCGTCACCACCGCCAATGCTCGCCATCAATGCACCAAGCAGGAACATTGCGGCGGCTCCTGCAATGGCTTTCTTCGGATGCCGTTTGAACTGCCGACCGAAATTAGTAGAACCTTGGAGGGCTGCGTTCCAGAATACATAAAAACTGCGACCAAGCCCTGAAGTAAATGCAGCTACATTACCTATTCCTGTTTGTCCGTTTGTCTTCCAAAACTTTGCGCCACTGCCTTTCTTGTTGAAGTTCACACTTATCTCCTTGGCATCGTACACGCTGCGGTCTATCGTGCGTCCCAACTGACGTGAGGTCATAAAGGCGGCAAAGCGTGCGCAGTTCTCCACGGCACGGTTGTACTCGTCAAGACGCTCGCCTAACAAGTCCCAAGCCTTTCTGATTGGCATCTGTCCGTTGCTCTTCTTCAACTCACGCTTGATGTCATTCTTACGCTGTTCGATGTCACGGATGTTGGCATAACCTGTCTCACCACCATTCATCATGAACAGATGGAACATCTTCTCCGTTTCATCGTTCAAGTCGAGTGTACCATTGCGCAACTTGGCAAGAAGTACCTTCATCTTCGCTGGATTGACCTTTGCAACATTTTTGTGGAAACGCCAAGCATAGTTCGGACTTTCCTTTACCCACACCATAGTGTTGGCATACATCATGTCGCGCATAAAGTTCGAAACAACGAAGTCTGGGTTACGTGTGGTGTAAAATGCCGACAACTGACGATTTATGGTCTCACCTAATCGCATGATTGCACCTATTGCACCTGACACGTCATTGTCTGGGTTGGTCTGTCCGTTCAACGCCTGTGCAGCTCTCGGATTGCCGTTGATGGTGAGTATGATGTCGCGGCCGTTTCTCTTCACCAAAACTTGGTGCTGTCGAAGGTCACGGCTCTCCACAACGCGGTACGGAATAGCTGGATTGTCCTTCTGCTTTCTGAAGTGTGCAGGGTCGTTCTTCGCGGCTTGTTGCATCGCATATTCAAAGTCTCGCATCTTGCGCTCCACCTCAGCAGGACTATCATCTTCCTCAATGCGTTCCGTCCCTTGCAGGTCGCCAGAGTTGATAGGTTGCCACTCGTCTGCAACGTCATTGTGCCATAGCCACAGGTCGCTCACGCTCACAAGGTCACTCGGATGGTTCAGCGCGAAATTCAAGAACTTCTGCTTCACCAAAGTATTACGGTTACCCTGCATTATCGCGCTTTCAGCCATAGCCTCCATATTGGCAAACGGGTCGTCAGCCTTACTCTTGCGTCCCTTGGCGGTCTTGATTGGAGCATTAAATGCGCTGTGCTTGTCCGTCAAGTATGCATACGCCTCATCGCTCGTCTTGTCGTCAAAGCCACGCAGAGGAATATAATTCTCATACATTCCGCTGATGTCGTCGTAGGTCGCCTTGTTAATAAGTCCGCTTTCGTAGGTTTTCTGCAATGTGGCTTTCGTTACGGCATTCACCTTGTCCCACAAGCCATCAACCCAATGGTCTCTTTCGTAGTCGGATACCATTTGTTGCGCCTCTGTTTCCGCATCAAGCACATTGTCCATTCCAGTCAAAGCGGTCAGTCCTGCATAGTCTCGTTCGCGATTTATCAAGTAAAGTTCTTCTTCACGATCTTGCATTCGCTGCTTTACGTCTTCAAAAGCATCAATCGCATCTTGGTCTAACGGATCATTGTCAACAGCCTGCTGAGCAGCAAGAACTTCTGCAAAGAACTCCGAGCGAGCGTCCTTCTCCGCAGCCCTCCGCGCCATTACCTCGTTACGCTCCAATCCGTGCTTGGCCATCATATAGTCTGTCAACTCAGCACGCTCGTCCGCTGTCTTGGCAAGTTTCGCCACCTCCTCAAGCATTGGCTTGAACAATGTCTGCGCAAATGCGGTACACTCTGCTTGGTTCACAGAAGAAAGGCGATTTTCACCAAGATAGGCATTCTCATACCCTGCCACATCCTCGATATATGTCTTGCCATTACCCTCTGCTTTGAGTATCGCGTCCATAGCCTCTTTCAGTCCGAGCATACTGTCTTGCAGTGCCTCTTGTGTCTGGTACATTCCACGACTTACACGCTGCTCATATATGTCACGTGCCATCGCCTTGTTGTACTCCACACTGTCACCGTCGCGGAACATAATGCCCTCATCTGCAACATTTTTGGAATAACCTTCGTTAATCTCAAATAATGTAGGTATCTTTGCATCCGAAGAAAGGAATTCACCAGAGTACGTTACGGACGTAGGGAGTAGGGAGTCTTTTATCTCCATAACTCGCTGGCTGATACCTTTCTTTTTTGATTTAAAGAAACTCTTTGCAGTTAGGTTTCCCTTTTTTGTACTGCACACCTCAGTCAGGTTATACAATCCGTTACCTGCGTCTTTCAAGAAGAAGAACAACTTGCGTCCGTCTTTCTTATCAACACCATAGAGTATGCCGTCTGGCTGGTTCAATACGTCCACCATATTCTGTATATCTTCATCTGTAAGTGGTACATTGTTGCCTTTGTCCTTTTCATTCTCGCCATAATGGTCTGAACGGATATGGTTCAAGTCAGAAGGATTGAGAACAAAGTCCACGAACTCCTTGAACTTCAAGTCCGACAATTTCTCCAAGTATGCCTTGCCATCTACGCTCAGCCGACCAATGCTTGCAGGTTTCCCAACAAACTCTCCTGTCTTGGCTTTTTCAAACAACTCGGTTACTCGTTGTTTCATGTCTGCTATAGTTGTAGCGACTTGGGACTTTTGCTCACGCTTACCGTCACTGAACTTCATTTCACCGAAACCTGTCTTCCTGCGCATAACCTCAGTATCAGCGGCATCGAACACGGTAGGCTTACCGCCATTCTTCTTACGCTTGTATGCCTCATGCAGAACAAACGCCCAGTTCTTATCACCCCACTTTCTCTTGCCGGGGATTTTCAATCCGTCCAACAATTTTTGTAGAGCCTTTTGGAGCATGGCTTTTAGTTTGCCCCAGAACGTAAGTTCTTCGGCACTCATCTTCTCGAAGCCTTTCTCACCGATACGTCCGGCAAGGTCGGCACCATATTCCTCTGTTGCATCACGCTTGAACTGCTCACGTTTCTTTCCGGCCTCGGCATGTGCTGCTGCCATATCTGCATAGTATGAAGCGTTGGCATCCTCGCCATTGGCTACATGCTCCTTGCGTTTCTTCTCACGTATGCGGTCCACCTCTGCATCGTACATCTTCTGCGCCATGCGGTCAATGGTGCCGCGTATCTCGTCCTTAGACACACGATAGAGTTCATCAAGGGCATTGTTCAGCTTAGCCTCATCAGGGAACAGCACACGCAAACCATCGTGACCCACAACCTCATGCACAAACGTATTCTCAATGTCTGCCATGTTAGCATTGTTGGGAACAACAATAGTCACCTCGCCAGTCATAGGATTGAAGCTACCCTTCATTCTGCGCTGGCGCACGGAAGGTAATGCAGCCACTTCTTCCTCTGTACGGATGATGCGCACTGGAGTATGCAGACGTTCGGACAGCTCGGTCACTCTCTCGCTCATCGCACTTTCCATTGCTTCCTTCGGTTCGCCTACCCACTTGCCGGCCATCTTCGCATTGATGCGTGCTATGTCTTCGTTGCTGACGAATGGCGTGTGTCCTTCGCGTCCGGGGATAATATCGCGGCTCTCCCAGTTCTGCTTGTCGAGTGCAAGACTCTCCTCCGGTGTCAACTCCTTGCCGTCAAGTTCAAAGCGGTAACCCATCTTCTCCAACTCTCTGCGCACTTGTGGCACAAAGCGGTTGTAGTCACGGTGGGTCTTCAGCTCCTCACGCTTTCCCGGATGCTTCTTCCAGTACTCGTCAATGAGCTTAGCTTCCTCCTCACGAGTGAGCACTTTGTCTATCTTGCTCCAGCGTGAAAGATACAGCGTGCGGCCATTGTTCCACTGATGGGCACCGGTAGGCAACAGAGCATAGTCTGCGTGGAACGGCTCGTCTATCTCCGATTTCGGGATGAGGCTGCGTACCACAACAAGGTTAGGTCTCTTGTATGCCTCGCCAAACTGCGTGTTCAAAGGTGTTTCGATGGCATGGTCGTATGGGTCGTATGCTGCCCACAAGCCCTTGTCTTCGGGGTTCTTCTTCAGGAAGTACTGCAACTGTGCCTCCTTGGTCTTAGGCTTCACGAATTTCAAACCGTCATTGATCTGCAACTCTGTACTCTTTTTGCCGTCAACCATGATGTAGCCAATCTTGTTGAGTTCGTCCAGCTTGCGCTGTTGCTCCTCGGTGAGTTCCACCTTTGGAGGTGCAGAATAGTTCCAACGTCTGCCTTCCAATGTTCTGCGCTCGCCTGTCTCGGCATCGGTAAATGCCATAGGTGAACCCAGTGCATCATCCTCAAAGGCTTGCACATTACGGTAAACAGGAACCAACTCAGTCTCCGACAAAGACTCCAGCTCCATTGCCTTAGGGTCGTCAGCATCAAGCAAACGGAACTTGGTCTTGTCTTCTGCGGCCTCATCCTCATCGTCTGCAACGACATCAGTAGCTGCGTCAACACTTGCGTCCATTTCGGCATACTTCTTCTCCTTTTCTGCCATTTCTACCTTCATGGCCTCGGAATATTCCTCAAACTGACGCTTGGCTTCTTCGAGTTCCTTTCCAAACTCAAACGGCTTACCTTCACGCTGCTTTAGTTGTTCTAACTCTGATTTGCCGTGCTGTACCATACGTGTAGCAATGTCGAACCGCTCGGCAAAGTCCCTACCTGTGATTACATTCTCGGTGATGTCCTCAACGGCATTGCGCAATAGCGACTGCTTTACAGGAACATTATTCAGACCAAGTTCAGGGCATGAGTAGCTCATTCTACGATGTATCTCGGCAAACAGCAGTCCGCCATTGTTCACAGTCTCTCGCGACATCTCTGTCTTGACAACAAAGTCGTAACCTCCCAATGACAAAGTAAGAGCATTTGTCTGGACGTTATTGCCGGGGTTCTCTTTCATCGCCTTTACTGCATCGAGGATTTTCTTGTTGTGTTCCTTGATGAAGTCAGCCATGGCATCAACCGAAGCAAATTTCAGTTTACCAACAGTTATCTCTGTGAACTTACCATCGGGGAATGCTTTTTGCACTGCAAGCAGCTGGGCGTTAGCTTCCTCTGCTCGTTGCTCTGCAGCCTTTATCTGTACCTCCAACTTTGGCTTGGCATTGTGAATATAGGTTTGGTCGGCTTCCCACTGCTTTTTGCGGCTTTCGTACTTGCGCACATTCTTCTCCGCATTGTTTTTCAGCAGGGCGTATTCACTACCTGAGAGTTGAGCAACAGTGTCGCCGAACACATCTTCTTCCTCTTCAAGCACACGGTTATTCATGCTGTCCTGCATCAGTCGGTCACCCTCCATAACACTATCAGCAATCGCACCTTTGGTCTTCAATCGCTGATATGCAGTTACGTCAAGACTATCTTCCACACCAAAACGAAGCACACGGACTGGTTTATTCCATTGCTTGTGAAGATTACCCTGTCGCAAGATGCGGCCGTTGCGTTGCGTGTAGTCCATCGGACGGTTTGGCGCATCAAGGTGTATAAGGGTATGCAGACGTTCCTGTATGTTTACACCAGTACCAAGGGTTGCAGTGCTACCGAGAATAACACGCACCTCGCCTCGGTTCACCTTGTCGAAGATTTCCAACTTCTGTTTTATCTTCATGCCCGACTTCATCACTACAATCTCACTTGCAGGCACACCCTGCTGGATGAGTTTCTTCTTGATGTCCTCATACAGGTTGAAACCGCTGCGCTTATTCTGGTAGTGGTCGGCAAAGATGGCTACAGTACCCTTGTAGTCGTCAGTCTCTTTCAACGAACGCAAGGTTTGGCGTACGGCCTCGTTAGTCTTACTCCTCGGATCATCCTCTGCGTGCATTTCCACAAGTCGGGCATCAACAGCGGCTCCTTGAGCAATACCATACATAGTGAGAGGTATGCTGCTGTTTACCTTCTTCTCCTTGCCGCTCATTTTGTCAAAGCGTTCAAGTTCTTCACGCACATATTTCATCACGCTGCGCAATGCACGGGTCTGTGGCAAATAGATGTCCTGCGCCTTACCGCCCTCCATTTCTGGTATCTTCTTAACAAGCTCCGTCTGGTCTTTGGTTAATGCAGTGTCTGCCACTCCCGACCATATACGAACCAACTCCGGCAAGTTTACATATCCTGCAAAGCGGTTCACTTCTTGGAACTTGCCGTTTGTTTTGAATTCCATCATCTGCTGCAAATTGCCGAAGTTGCGCACAAAGTCGTCAAAGTAGTATATGCCGTATTCCTTCATGGTGTCCTTTGGCATGAGATAACGCATGAAAGTCCAAATCTCTGCAGCTGTATTACTGATAGGCGTACCAGTGGCGAAGATAACGTTGCGTCCATTGTTCTTCTCCAATACGGCTTGCGTCTTCAAGTACACACCCTGCGACTTCTTGCTGTATGAAGGGTCAACGCCTTTCACACCGCGCTGCATGGCTGTAGCAAAACCGAGGTGCTTGTATTCGTGTGCTTCGTCAATGAGCAAGGCATCAATGCCCATATCATCAAAGTTCTCCACATCATCCGTGCGACGGTCGAGCATTTCCTCAGCCTTGACAGCTGCGTTCTGCTTGGCAACGGCTTTCTTCTTTTCATCGTTGACTGTGCGCTTCTTTGAAATACCTTCTGTCAATGCTGCCATTTCTGCTTGCAAGTCGGCAAGTTCCTTTTCTGCACGCCTTGTTATAGGATCTCTGCCGCTGGAGTCTGCCTCACGCATCTGTTCAAGCACAAGCATCTTCTCGTCTATCTTGTCCTGTTTGAACTGCATCTGACGCTCGTCGCTGTCGGGAATTTTGTCCAACGTGCTCTGAGGGATAATTACCATATCCCAATCATTATACTTGATTTTGGCATAGAAATTCTTTCGACCCTCTGCATCACGGTCGTTATCGTCCAGCACAAGCACCTTGGCATTCGGATAGAGTTCCTTAGCTGAGGCTGCAAATTGTCCTACTGTGGCATTCTGTACCACAATCATAGGCTTGCGTGCCGTGCCGAGTCTGCGCATCTCCATAGCAGTGGAGATAAGAGTGAATGTCTTCCCGGTGCCAACCTCATGGGCAAGCAGCAATGGCTGCATCGTACCTCGTACAATGGCTTTACCTTGGTGTGACCGCATCTTGAACTTGTGTGTCGCACCGCCGAAGTATTCAGGTACAAAGTCATTAGGTATGCTCATAGGAACATAGTTGTTGAAACGGTCGTTATACGCTTGCTCCATGCGTGCTGACAAGTCCGCGTCACGCTGCATCTTTCCGCGCACCCAGTCCTTGAAGTCCTGACGTATCTCGTCTATCTTGGCTGCACATGCTGCCGTAGCCTCACGGTCTGTAACGGTTCCCGTTGTGCCGTCAAAATGCTTTTCAGTACGTGACACGACTATACTCTTATTCTGGATTGCAGCTGAAATGAGTTCGTGTCCCATAATGGTCTTTTTAAGCTTTTCGCTCACAATACCCATTGCACGGTTCTTCTCAACGTTTACACCATAGGTCGGGGCTTTCATGAACCATGTACCACCAGCAGCTGTGAAATGCACGTCTATGTCGGTACGCTCCTTAACATACGCATCATAGAGTTTTGGGTCAAGCCATGACGAACCGAGTGTAAAATCTATCAAGTGTGCAGGAATATTCATAGGAACAACTTCCTGCAATGCCTTGATGTTCTTGCTGTACTCACCATTCTCATTGTTGGCCTCAGCTTGTTTCAGCTTCTCTCTCACGTTACCGCTCAAATACTGGTATGACACTTCCATCTGTCGTGTCGCAGGGTCTTCAAAGCCAAGTCCACTGTCAATGATTTCACGTTTCACTTCTGCCTCACTCTTTCCAAGCTGGCTTGCAATGTAAGGAACATCTATGCGTCCGTTCTTGAACATGCTCACCACAACGCCATCATTGACATTTTCGGGGTGAGGTTCGCTTTCCTTCTCCACTACTCGGCCTTTCATCACATCGGCCTTATCGTAGGTCTTGACAACACCACCCTTGCCGTCTCCTTGCTCCTTATATGTCTCCAATGAGAACACATTAGGATAGTCCACGTCATTGCGCAACCATGCTAATTGGTTGTTCTTATTGAAATGACCGTAAGTACTGACAAAGGCATCGTAGGCCTTGTTGAGTTTGGCAATCAATGGCTTCAGTCCTTCATCACCCTCATTCTCTGTCTGGTACTGCATGACTTCGGCCAATGCGTCTTTGATGGCAGCATAAGCAGTGAAGCACTCCTGCTTGGTATGTCCTTTTATCTTCTTGTCGTTCACTTCAAGCGGATAGTAACCGCCAAATCCTGCGGTGACGAGCTTACCGTCTTTCAAGTACATCTCGCCAAGCTTTTTGCCGTCAGCAGAGACATCGCTCACATAAGATGGCTTAGCATTCTCCATGGTTGCCACGCTGCTGCCTGTCTCCTCTGTGAACGATTTAACGAAATCAGCCAGCATCTTGCCTTGGTCTTTGCCGCTTACCGGGTAGAGTCCCTTGCTGGTAGGTCTGAATGTATCACCTGCCTCAAAGGCAAAGCGCATTTCACCGGCCATATGGTCGGGGTGCTCGATGAAATACTTGTTGTAGTCCATCGAGAGCTGTTTGGCCTTGCGTGCGCCTGGTTCTTCATATTCGGCTGTACGCTCACCACTGATGCTGCTCACGTCAATGGCTTGGGCAGACTTCTGACCATTCACCCGCTTGCGGATAACGATAATGTCAGACGTGACGGTTGTACCGCCAAAGGTCTTGTTATTCATGCGAAATGCTCCGATGAAGTCCGAACCTCCCTCGTTCACAACCCAGTCGCGCAAAGCCTTGCTGTTATCGAGTGTGCCGTTTGAAGAAATGAAGATACCCAAGCCGCCCTCACGCAACTTACGCACATTCTTGGCTATGCAGAAGTCGTGGATATTGTGGAACTTCTTAGAAAGGTCACTGTCGCCTGTGGTGTCATTCACACGCAATCCAGTTACAAAAGGCACATTGGTAATGGCCAGATCCACGCTGCCATTAGGAATGCGTGTCTGCTCAAAACCTTGTATCTCCACCTTGGCATCGGGATAGAGCAATGAGAGTATGCCACCAGATGTGCCGTCTATCTCAATGGCGTGAATGTCACTGCGCCCGCTTACCATTGTAGGCATCTGCCCCAAGATATTGCCAATACCCGCGGAACCCTCCAAGATGTTGCCACCCTTGAAACCAAGCTGATTTGCAATGTCCCAAAGTGTGTCAACAACGTATGCAGGAGTGTAGTAGGCACTATTGGCACTCATAACGGCCTGCTCATAGGCTTCTTCTCCAAGCAACTCACGTATCTTCTTGTTGCGTTCACGCTGTTTCCAGTCGTAGCCTCCGTCACTGAAAGCGGCTCCAAGACCACCCCAACCACTGAACTGTCTAAGCACACTCATCTGCTCGGGAGTGGCTGTCTCACCGCTCTCAAGTAATTCATGCGCCAACTCAATAGCCTTGATGTTGGCCTCTATCCTGCCATTCACCGAAGTAGGCGCATGGTCTGCGCCACGCTCTGAATGGTTGTTGCGTGTGTTCTTCGGCTCGGTCAGTCCATGAAGTCCAGCGGACACAGCCCTATCTTCGCCAGTGCTTTGTCCTCCTCGTCCTCCGTCAGGTCTTCCACCTTCTTGTGCAACTGTTTTGCGAGAGTTTCCTTGGCTTCCTCGTAATCCTTGCCGTTGTCCACTATGGTCGGCTGGCACTGCTTCGGTGCGTATCGAAGCATCATTTCCTTGTAATCCATTGTCTGATGATTTATCGAACAGCCCGGCAAACAAATCGCCTACCTGCTGCTCTGGTTTAACTTTCTTGGTTGTCTTTTCCTTTTGGTCCTCTTGGTTATTTTGAGAATTTCCTATACCTTTGCCACGTGAATTGTCAGTGGTCCGTGCAGCTTGACCTTGATTGTTTGGAGCTATAGCACTTACGTCTCCATCAGCTGACAATTCATCATAAGCCGTCAGAATCCAATTCTTGTCGGCTATTTTTTTGCCCTTATCTCTGACATTCTTGCGTATAGTTACAAGTTTGCTTTCTTTCTTGAATACAATCTTGTCACCATTCTCAAAATCCTTATCACCAGTTTTAATGATGCTGTCTATGACCTTTGCAGCCTCATCAACAGAAAGAAAACTTTTTCCTTCTCCAACATGCTTGTCTATAATGTGGCTTAAACCACCGCCTTTATCACCCCAGACTACATCAATGTCACCTACACCGTCTCTGCTGAAAACTCCAAGTACATCGCCACTTCTTTTTTCTTTAAGGAAAGCAAAAGCCTCTTGCGCATTTCCCTGAAACTGATTATATACGTCACCAAACGACCCCTTACCAATTGGCTTAAGCTTTTCAACATTGCTCTTGGCTCGCTTATAACGATTCTCACTTGCTATGCGCTCCGCTTTCTGGAAGATGTCCTCGTCTTTGCGCGCTTCTGCCTTATGGCGCAACTGGCCCGAATGAGCATTAACCCACATGGCAGGAGCAAGACCAGTATCAATACGGAAGCCTCCCTCATCATTAGGCTGCGCCACAACAGCATCATGCCATGTTCTGCCGCCATCGGGACTGTACTCCACCTTGTCACCCGAATAGTACTCGCCCTCCTTGGCTTCTGCCTTGCCGGGCAGATACTTATAGGCTTCACGCTGCACCTGCTTCAAAAGGTCAGAATACGTAACCTTGCTGTCAACGAAGACATTCCTACCGTAGCGGTCATTGCCAGTGCCTTCAGAATGGTCAACACGGAACATGATGTGAGTAACTTCAAGGTCGCTGCCTCCAAAGCCATCTACACCCTTGGCTGCTCTTGGCTCAACGCCTATTGTCAGATACAGCTCGCGTCCTTCTTCTAATGGCAGGTGTATAGACACATCACCTCCAACAGGCGATATGTTGGAAATTGCAAGTGGCTTAGTCTTACGGTTGCCCTTCTTGTCTACCTTGTCCGTATGAGTAGCCTCAAAGCGGTCAAGTCCAAGGTCGTTAATCAACTGGCTTGCAAGGTTGGCCGCGTCCTTCACGGATTTCTTCTCAGCATTACGCATATAGCCGTATGCTTCGTTGTAGTCCTTCTCCACCTCCTCAGCCTCATAGTACCCAAGCAGGGCAAGCTGCTCATTTACCTTGTCGAGAGTTCCATCTACTTGCTCTGCTGCTCCTGCGAGGGCTTGCTCGTCGCTCGAAGTTTTTGCGAGAGCTTCTGCTTTGCTTGCAATAGTCTCTGCTTCTGCTGCAACAGCATCTGTATTTGCTGCTGTCTGCTTTTCAATTTCTTTTCGTTGCTCATTTCTTGTTGTCTTTAGTTCGTTGTTTGCTTTGTCTGCGGCCACTTGTGCCTTATTCTCCTCTACTATCATGTTGGCTTGTGCCAACACGTCCTTGTTGGGCTTGTCGAAATTCTCCACGTCAAAGCCATCAACCTCCTCTGTTGGAGTAAACATCGCTTGGTCATAACCAGGAATTCGTTTTACACCCTCATAAAAAGATTTCAGCCACGGCTTGATTTTATAGCCGAGACGGCCGACCATTGCCTTTGCAAATTCGAGGAATGCCACAAAGCCTTGGTCAATATACCCCAATGAGTAGTTCACACCTGCATTGTACACAAAACGTCTCTGTTGAGAGGTCATCGCATCGGGGTCACGAAACTTTATGCCTCCGTCCAACTCTTCATCGCCAATACCAAGCAATTCACGAAGAATGTCCTCATCATGCTTCATTTCATCAGTAATGACAAGTTTCTTCTCACCGTCCTGCTTTGGTTGCTCAGCTTTAGTCGGCTCTGATGGCTTCTGCTCTACCACATCTGCAACCTCTACACGGTTTGCAGGCTTCTTGGCTACGGTCTTCTTGCGTGCCGTTGGCTTCTTCGGCTTCACTGCATCACGAAGCTCCTGCGCTGTCATTGGCTGGTTATCTGCCACGGCCTCCTCATTACCAACCATTTCAGCGGCCTTGCGTGCGTCCTCCTCATTGCGGAATATCCAGCCGCCGCTCTCACGGTCTTTCCAACCGCGTGCAGGGGCAAAGCGTCCCTCACCTGTCCGTTCCTTGGCAAACTCCTTCACTGCTCTCTCTTGGTCAGCTGTCAAGTCATTGTCAAAGGTAAGGAGAGAAACATTACTCGTCTTGCCCTTCTTGTTGGTGTAGGTGGAAGGAGTGATAGAATAGCCAACTTCCGGTGCATTGACTTCCACAACGTCCTTCTTCACCGACGCATATTCACCAAATGGCTTAGTCTTACGCTTGCTCGACTCTATCCACTTCTCGAAGTCTTCGAGGTTCACGCCAGTAATGTCAATCCTGCGCCCGTCTTCCCAACCTTTCTCATAGTTGGCAAGATAGTCGCTCTTCGCTTCGTCAGCATCGTTGAAGCCAAGCATCACCTTGTGTTCGTCAAACGTGCCATCAGGGTTGTACTGGTCAACGACAAACACCTTGTGTCCGTTCCAACCGTCTATGTCATTGGAGAGGAACACGTCTATGTGGTCGCCGTCAACACCCACTGCACCACGAATGTAGCCATAGGTGTTGTGCATCTTGCTTTCCCATTGCTTGCCGTCAGCATCAGTGCCCTTACGCACGCTGCCCTGCGGCTGCTCAATGGTGATGTCAAACGTGCCAACTTGCACATGTCCCTTCTTATAATTGCCGGCTTCCTTCTGTGCTTCGGTGGGGGCGGTGTTCACTTCGGCTGAGGCGGTGGCAATCTGTTCAGAAAGTGACGTTTCTCCCTCTCCACCAACACTTTTCTCCGCATTTCCTTGCAAAGTCGATTGATTATTTATAACTTTGCTTACAGAAGAAACGGTTGACTCACCGTTGGGTTCTGATGGCATAATGCCATTATGCTTGCCATCAGAAAGCGAAGAGTCACTTGAAATGGCATTATTCGGTTGCTGAGGTTCGGTCTTGGCAACCGTTTCCTTTTTATTGGAATATCCTTTTCGGAATATTCCTGCACTGTTTACATTCCAATACGAATTGTCACGAGACATTTCTATGAACAACGTGTTGTCGTGTTCGTCTGAAACCTGTATGAGATAAGTCGTATTTCCGTTTGCCCTACGTTTTCCAACTCTAATGTTGTCTTCATCGTAGTTCTGTGCAATGAACGACACAAAATCCTCAACTGATTTGAATCCAGCATTTCTAATTTGGCTTCCGTGGCCAGCTTCAATGTGGACAAGTCCATAACCTTTACCATTCTCATCCTGGAAACCCTCGCTTAGTTTTATGGGAGCAGGTGTTAGACCGCTATCATCCCTTATCTCGCCAAATATTGTTGTGCCATTACTTGACTTTACAAATGGAATGCCGTTGTCGTCTAATTCCGAACTCTCTTCGGTCTTCTCCAAATCACCTTGCCATTCTCCAATGCGTCCTTTATCTCCACGTCCGTCATTGACTGATAGCTTTCCAACTTTTGTTTCTTCACTGCCCCTAACAGCATTCTCAGTTTGTTCGCTTCCCTGACTTCCTTCGACTGGTTCGGCTTCCGCTCTACGCTTTCGTTCTGCAACGGCTGCATCAACGATTGCTTGTTGTTCTCTTGGTGTTGCATTTCTAAAATAATTTAATACGTTATTCAATACGTCTTCTCTTGAGGTCACGTCTCCGCTAAACATGTCTATCTGACCTGAAGCAGGGGAAGCAGCCTCATTGTTGTATGTAGATAGCACCTTGCGCAAGTCGCTCGGCTTTCCACTATTCAGCAAGTCGGCAAGGAGCAACGTCACGCCATCAGTTACACGGCTGTCTCCGTATTCATCATCAAACAGACCTTGCTCCCTGCCGAATGGCGACACAGGCATTCCGTCCTTGAAGATGTCTGGGTGTGCGCTCTTGGCTCTTGCCACGAGGTCAACTGCTGCACCCAACTCATTGCTTAGGTCGTAGCCACTCTTGGCAAGTGTTCGGTTGTGGGCTATCTCGTTCAAGCCCATAATGACCGACTGGCGCAATGTGGGCGTGCTGATGATGTGGCGCACGGCATCGGGCGAAGTCTGAAAGACCTTACCTATAAGCGTGTTCTCGATAAGTTCCTTTCCTGCTGCCGACAACGAATTGCCTGTGCGCATTTCGGGCAGCTGCATCTCGTTGATGACTCCTGCACCGAGCAACTGACTGATAGCCGAAGATACTGCCTTGTCGTCTGCGTAGTAGTCTGAAAGGCGGTCAAAGCGGCTTATGTCATTGGTGATGCTCGTGAAAACATTGTCGGGGACAATCTTGCCGAGTTTCACCGCGTGCTCTGGCTTGCTCTGTTTCTTCTGCTGTTCAGCGTTGAAACGTGCGAATGTGGTTGCATCGTAGGGCAGTTGCTCGTCCGGGACGAACACCACACGCGGATGTTTCATGCCGTCTATCTGTTCGGGGGTGAAACCATACATCTGTCCGAACTCGCGCAGGTGGTCAATATACGCCTTGTCTGTTCCCTGCTGGGCTGCAATGTCGCCCGACATGGTGCGGTTGTTGCCCGAAAGCACTACACCGTCCTTGCTGACAATGACAGGCGACTGCAAGGCGCGGCTGTCGTAGCTGTTGGCAATGTCCCTCACTATCCGCTGTGCGTCCGTGTCGCGCTTGTAGTCGCGGTCGTTCACGCTCTCTCCGTTCTCGTCAATGGGGAAACCCTCGGTCGGCTCAAAGGCGTTGTTCACATCGTGGCTTGCTGACGCGGCTCCTGCCTCGGTGAGGACGTAATGCCCACGAATGGTAGAACCGTCCGCAAGGGTGAGTGCGTTGGGATTGCCCTCCACCTTGGCGGCTCCGTCCCACTTGGCCTTTATCTTCGGGTTCACAGCATGGGTGCCTACCTCGGCTTGCTCGGCAGCTTTCTGTGCCGCAATGCGTTTCTGCTCCTCAACCTGCGCCACGGCTGCATCGTGCATCTGCTTGTCGCGCTCACGCTGCTCTGCCTCCTGCTGTTCACGGATTGCACGCTTGCGCTCGTTCATAAGGGTGTAAATCCTCGACCATGCGCCCAGTGTCTCCTCCGCATTCGCCACTTGTGCGTTGTACTGCTCCATGGCGGCATTGTAGTTGGCATCGGCCTCCTGCTGTGCCTTGACCATCGCCATAGGCGAACCTTTGAGGGACGGTGCTTTCTTGGTCGGCTGTTTCTTCTTCAGCGCATCGAGTGTCTTTTGCGCTTGCTCCACCTGCGCATTGACAATGGCGGTGGTGTTGGCCTCGTTGCCGCCTGTAACCTCGTTGAGTGCGTCAAGGGCTGTCTCCTTGTCGGCCTTCTCAAACATGGGTTCGCCAGTCTCCTCATTAAGAGGAACACGCTCCAGTGCAGTCGGCTGGCGGTTGGCCTCTTCCTCCCTGCGCTGTTGATCCTGCTCCAACATCTGTTGGTTATGCTGTTGCATCTGCTCAACCTGCTCCTGTGGAAGTGTAACGCCACCATCGCCTTGCGTGGCCTCGTTGAAAGCACCTTGGGCGTACTGCTGCAACTGCTCGTCTGTCATGGGCTGCTGCACGTTCTCGCCCTCGTTCTGTACGTTTTCGGGAGTTTCATGTACGCTTTCTCCCGATTTTGGTACGCTTTCACCATTTTCCATACCACCAAGCACGGCCTCATGCTCAGCTTGAATGTTGGCATAAGCCTCGTCAAGTTCGGCTTGTGGGTCAATGGCATCACCGAGATTGAAAATTTGGTCGGGACTGGTAAACATGTATTCACCTGTCTCGGCATCGCATATCACAATGCTTTGGTCTGACTTGGCAGCGTCTATGCCCGAACCGTCGGGGTACACCGCCACTTTGCCCTTGACAACATACACAGGCTTGTCGTCCACCTTCATGGTAGCTGGCAGCACCATGCCGCTGTCCTTGTGAGTGTGACGCTCCACATTGGCGGCCACCTCCTTGCGCTTGTTGTCCATGGCATCGTTCGATGCGTCCTGCACACCGTCCATTGCAGCCTTGGCATTGATGTAGTAGAGCACTGCGTCTTGCTGGTCTTCCGTTAACTCAGAATTTTTCACCATCGCCCACGGGTCCTCCTTCATCTCTGCCATGCGCCACTCGGCATCAGTTCCGAAAGCGTCCTCACAGAGCTCGTAGGCCTCCTGCATACGCATAACAATGGCGTCCACATCGGCTTTGGCTTCGGCATCGCCTTGCTCCACCTTGTCCCAAAGCAAGCGCGACTGGTCGTAAATGGCGGACGCTCCTGCCTCTTCTTCCAACATGGGCCGTTCTGCTACTGCCTCAGAACCTTTCTCTACCGGATAAAGTCGCTTGATGTAGTCCTCCACGGCAGCTTGCTCCTGCTCGTTGCGCTTGCCCGGACCTTTCTTGATGGCATCGTCCACGTCCACGCCTGTCTCTTCCTTGATGGCAGCACGAATGGCTTCGGGGCGTTCAGCGTCTGCCATTGTCTTGTTGGCCTCAATGGCTTTGTCAATATCCCTTACCATTCCGCCATAGTTGCGCACAGCATCGGCATCACCTTCTTTCACAGCCTTGTAGTTGCGCATCACGGTCCCGAAGTCGGCACCGGGTGCCACCTGCTCCACTGCAGCCTGCACCACCTTGATGTTGGCCGCAGTCTCCTTGTATCGCTCGCCAACGTCCACAGAGTTCAGTTCTGCCTGTCGCAAAATATTGTTTTCTTCCTGCTTGGCTGACGATTCGTCGGCAAAACGTTTGTTTGTCACCACCTCACCATTGGCAGTCACTGCCTTTACATAAATGTTGCCGTGCTCGTCTTTATCCTTCGTATACCCGGTAACGGTTCCCATAGGCAACTGTCGCCCGGTGAGGATATAGTAAGCCTTGGCTCTCGTGCTCTGGCTCACGGTAGGGTCTTGCATGAGGGCCTCCATTGCCGAATATCCGTCAAACTCCGGATTGGTCACGCGCTCGGCATTGACTTCCTCCACGCCATTGTGCTTCACAATGTCAAACGTCATGGTCTTGCCGTCCGTCATCTTCGGCTTAGCCTCGCTTTGTGGTTTGGCAGGCTTCTGCTTGGGCGTGTACCTGAACAAGTCGGCAAGCTCCCCATAGCCCTGCTTGCGCAGTTCCTCACGCTCTTCTTGTGTCAAGTCAAGGTCGCGCGGACTGGAATCCAGCTGTTTGCGCAACCTTTCCATGAAGCTCATGCGGTTGTGGTTGCGCTCCTCCATGGTCTTAGGCTCAGCAACAGGGCGCATTCCGGCAATAACCCGCGGTGCACTCTTTATGCCATGGCTTGCCTTGAAACCCAGCATCATGGCCAAGTTGTCCGTCCAAATGTCCATGGCACTGCGCTTGTTGGGGTTATCATCTGCCAACTGTGCGTTCTCCACCCATTCTGGCGCAGCAAAGATGGTACCCTCAGCAATGGTAGAAGTGGCAAGCTCTCCTGCACGAATACCAACCTTGCCGGCAGTGTTCGATGTGGCTTTCACCCACTTGTCAGCCACATTCCCTATGACAGGGGACAATGCACCTGTTACAGCACCAAGCACAACTCCATGCAGAGTTGATTTCAGCACCTCAGAACCACTAAACTCTCGTTCACCGGTTGCCGGGTCAAGTGCGCCACCAAGCCGCATTTGCTGTTCGATGTTCGTCAAAGTGTTGTAGGTGGCAAAATTGCCGACACCACCAGCAGCACCGCCAAGCAATCGTCCAGCAATGGTTCTTCCTGCATATCGCCCGGCAACTTCCTTGCCCGCACCTTTAAGCATGGCCTTGCCGGTGTACTGCATGGCTTTCTTCGCTGCTGCACCACCTACACCACCAGAAATATAGGTAACAGGGTCAAAAGCCATATTAGCCACAGTGCCAACAATGTCGAGCGTACGGTGCTCTTGTCCATACCGTCCCATGGCATCTGCCTCGGCCTGGCTCATGCTATACGAGCCAGTGAGGGCTGAAGCTGCCATGTCGGTTGCCATTGACTGCGACAGAAATGGCTGGTCAGCTATCTTGCGCATCAAAAACTCTGTCTTGCTCTTCGGCATGTGCGCTTGCACGGCTCTGTCGTAGGTGGCACGGTACACCTCTCCCTGCAAGGCTTCCTTGGCGGCTTGCGCCACGCTCCTGCCTTTCAACTCTTCCGGGTGCTTGCGGAAATAGTCGGAGTAGTGCAATATCTGACTGTCACGGTACGACTGCGGCATTTTCTGATATACCGCCTGCGCCAATGTCTCAAGGTTGAAAGTCTGCTTCCTTTGCATGGCCCGTCCGAGGTCACGCTGGTAGTCTGCCGAACTCTGCATGGGCAGTCCATTAGGGTCTGTTGGCGTAAGCAGCGCATCTTTCAGTCTGTCAAAGAAACCGCCATGCTTGGCTCTCTCATAATCCTTTCTGTACTGCTCATCGGCAGCTCTGTCCTCAGCCTCGGCACGCTGCCATTCAGCCTCCAATGCCTTGCGCAGAGGTGCTTCATAGTCAAGCTGCGCTTGTCTCTGCACATCTTCCGGCTTGTTAGGGTCAAGACCATTCTCCTTCATGCGGTCTTGAAATTGGTGGGCAAGACGCGTCTTTCTTGCCGCATATTCAGCATGATTGGCCTCTGTGAGTGATGTGGTGAGCGTGCCGTCAGGAAGCAGCCACTGCGTCTTGGGCTTCCCATTCTCGTACACCACACCGTATGGCAGTGGTGATTGCTCGCTCTCCACAGGCTTCTGACCCTGCTGTTGGACACCGCCCTTACCTTGCGACGGCTGCTGCGGGGGCGCAAAACCAACAACCCTCGTCGGAGTTCCTGCCATCTGGGCTGCAAACTTGCCTGTGTTGAGTTTCTTGCGCCCCTCCTTGGTTACAGGCATCATCATGCGGCCAATCTTTGCGTTGGTATTAGCTATGCCTTGCTGCACCTGCTGCCTCATCTGCCCCAGATTGTAACTCATCTGTATTTTCTGCTGCTCCGTGGGCTGCCAGCCTTTCTTTTGCGGGGCTGGTGCTGCTGTTGCCGCAGGCTTCTGCTGAGCAGGTGCTGCCGATGTCGTTACTTGTGGCTTCGCATGCGGTGCAGCAGGGCGTTGCGCCTGTGCCTGTGGCTTGGGTGCCTGCATCTTCTGCATGAACTCCTCATACGAGGAACCAATCTGAGCACCGTTAGCCGAAAGCAGGTCATAAACTTGCTTTCGGTTTGCATAATGGTCGTTACCAGTGAAGCCCTTGACAAAGGTATCGTAGTCTTGCTCATACCCACCCTTCTGCAAGGTGGCGTACAATTGCTTCAATTTGCTGTTATCTATTGGCATATCTGTAAGTTGTTACGTAAATTTTAGTCCTGAAGCCCATTTCCCACCTTGCTTGCCGCCACTCGGCTTTGCGGCAGGTTTAGCCTGTGGCTTTGCAGCAGGTTTCTTCCTAATTCCGGGATAGTCAATTTTCTTATTGTAGGTAGTAGTGGACTTGCCGTTGATATCGCTGTTAGTCGTGCTTGTAGAGGTAACAGTCACACTGTCAAGTGTTCCATGCTGGCGAGCCTTGGTAATAGCTTCGTCTTGAGTCTTAGCATAATGCATGTTCCCGTTCTCGTCCCACCACTGGAAACGTCCCCGGGCATTGGCGTTGTGCTCATTTGCCGAAGCATACGAATTGGTTGCTGATGCTCTGCTTGCACTTGCTGATGCTCTTGCAGCCTCGCCGCGCGCCTTCTCTGTGTCCACCTTAGCCTTGTATAACTCAGGTGCATTCTTGGCTTCCTCGGTGGCGGTAATGCCCTCCTGCTCGGCCTTGGTGGCTTTACCAGCCTGTTCTCGCAGCTTGTCGGGCTGCAGGGCTGCAAGCCATCCGTGCGCCTCCTGTTCACGCTGCGCTTTCTCCCTTGCCAACCTCATGCGCTCCTGCTGCTCCTCCAACTCACGCAAAGTCTTCGCACGGTCATTCTGCAAGTCACCAACCTTGAGCGAATACTGAAGGTATTTATCTGCGTTGGCTTGTCGTTCGGCTTTCAACTTTTCCAGTTTCTCCTGCAATGGCGTGAGCTGGCTCGCCTCCTGGTGGTCATACATGTTAGGAGCACCACGAGTCGTAAATAAAAGGTTGCTCAACGCCTGCAGACCATCACTCACAGCTGCCACAATCCTCTTCGACCTCTCACTGCGTTCTCTCTTCTTGCGTTCCTCCTCAGTTTCCGGCTTCAACCTGCTGGCGGCTTCGTTCAAGGCTGCAATCTGCCGGTCGTAGCCCATCACGTCATTGGCATTGTTTCCGCTGGCGACCGTATCATTGTGTGCCGGTACCCCTGTCTGGTCATCAGTTTCCTGTGCAGTACCGGTGGCAGGGGCAGGCTTGCCCTCCCCGTTCCCGGCATTCTGCTCCGTCCACTCCTGCGTTCCCTTGGCAGGGGCAGGTTGTGGCGGTGTCTGCTCGGCCCATTCCAACGTCCCTTTGGGCACTGGCTCGGGTTGTGCAGGTTGCCCGGCCCAGCCAAGCGAACCTTTAGGTGGTGTATATCCACCATCATTGCCCTGCCCGTATTGTTCCTGCTGTTCTTCTGTCCAATTACTCATGTTGACTGTTTTTAGAAGGCTCCAGCAATCCCTGCACCTGCTTTGGCAACACCCTGCACGGCCTGACTGATGGCTTGTGCCTTGTTAATTTCCATATTGTTCAGCGCACCGTTAATCTGCGAGTCGCGCTGCTGATAGGTCTGCTCAATCTGGTCTTTGCGGTTATCCGCACCAGCAGCTATCTGCGACGTTGCATCGGCCAATGCTTGTGCGTTCGCGGCCTTGGCTGCTGCTGTGCTCTCGTCAGTACCACCCATCACGGCTTGGGCACCTGCCGCCTGTCGGTTGCGGTTCCTGATGCTCTCCTCCGTCTGGGTGAGTATGCGCTGAGCGTCCGCCCTCTGCGTCGCATCCTCGTTATAACGACGGTCATACCAGTTCTGGTTGGCCTCCTTCTGTGCTTGGAGGTTCTTCTTCACTCGTCTCATCGCCTTGCTTGCGCTGATGCCGCCAAAGATGCTGCCGGCTGCTCCGAGTGCGCCTCCTGCTATGCTACCAATTAGTCCCATATCGTTTTATGTTTCAAAAGTTATAATTCGTGCGCTAAATTAGTAATGTATCTTTGCTCAGTACTTTTAACTTTTGCGCCAACGGCGCAACACAAAACATATTCAATATGAAGGGAATGAAGACCGGTGGCAGGAAAAAGGGCACACCAAACAAGGAGAACCCGATTAAAGGGTTCATCAAAACACATTCCTTGGCATACTTCGAACCCAAGGAAATAGTTGGCGACGACGGTAAGAAGCGCACAATGTCAGACTTCGATTGTGACATGATGATGCTTGCGCCTGACGATCGCGTAAACGCAGAGCTGCGCTTGCTGGAGTTCCATACGCCAAAGATGAAGGCTATCGACGTTGACATGAACGCACACGTCAGCGTACGCACAATCGAAGACAAGCTGCGCGTCCTTTGTGGCGAGGAAGAAGATGATGACGACGACGAGGACGATTAAGCCAGTCTCTATTTCATCTACTTTTAGACCGACTCATTTTGTTTACTCATAGTTTTTTAGGCTTCGACCTGTCCGTGAGGATGGGCCGTTTTTTATTCCCAAACTCTTCAACAAAAACCCCTATGGGGTTATTTCAGAAACCCCTAAGGGGTTATTAAAAACGCAAAACAAAAACCCCTATGGGGTTATTTATAAAACCCCTTACCCGTTTTTTTAACTGCATGAAAATCAACCGTAAATAAACCCCTCGGCAACTACATAATTTTCCAAGTAATCAACGACTTAAAACAGAAAACTCCACTGAAACGAATTGTAAAGAACATGCTTAAACCC